CGTTCCGACCGCAACGCCGTCCGTTGCGTACTTCGCCTTGTTGACGGTTTGGTTTGATATGTTCGATGTGGTGATAGCTGTGGATGCGTCTTGTTTACTATCTGCTAGTTTATCGAATGCATCCGCAGGCTTAGAAGTTGCGGGGATACTTAATTTCGTACATACACTACTAGGAAGTACCGAATCTGTATCATACGGCGTACCTTCTTGAATTATTGTGTTTTTGAGTTGCAACTTTACATTTTGATACAATACATTTTCTGAAGCATCTACAATATCGTATCTAGGAACAGCTGTTCCATCTGTATCTAGTACTGGACTTAAAACTTCGTTTTGCATAAACTACCTCCCTCTTGAAAGCATTTGCAGACTACGATTAGTGCCCGCATAAAATGTACCTGCATAAATAGCATTTTGAGGTGAAGACATAATGTGATACCACTTATACAGTTTCTGTTCGAATTCTTCCCATCTTATAAAATCTGCTGCAGAAGGATTATGCGTCCAACTTGTGCTAGTACGTGGATACCACACTGTGCGCAGAAACTCTATAAAAGGTTGTCCAAAGGTACTTTGAAGATCTTTTAAATTGTTTTCAAGGTTATTTACTATATCATAATAAGGCATTGCGGCTGTATCGGCTAGTGCACAGTTACGCCACGAGAAGGTTGCGCCTATAAGATTATATAGTTCTTGTGCATTTGAAACAATTCTGTTCCAATCTTCTAAAAGAAAATAATCAGAGGATTTCCAGTCCGTTTTGGGTGTAGTCCAGGGCATTTTACACCTCCATTAACATTTTAACTTGGCCACTAAAAGCACCATTGTATTTAAATGTATGCTCTGTTATATAGCCATTCTCGTTCATGTACTGAGAGTACAATGCGCTCCTATCCCCTGCTTTCAAATCAGGATAACCTAAATACGTAGTTGCTGCTGTGTTACGTCTTTTATAGAATGCGTAAGCATTAGTTGCAACCACATTTAAGGTTTCCATATTAGTAATTAGGGGATTATCAATTACTATGTCTCTGCCGCTTTCTACATCCGGATCTAAAAATGTAGTTACTTGAACATTACTTGATTGTATCTCATAACCCGTAAGTACTATAGACACACCAGAACCTGTAGCTGTTGCCGAAACCGTTAATTCCAGTTCTGCAGTGTAGCTGTAAAAGTTTTGTGACTTAATGGTTGCACCTACGACTTTTGCGGAAACGTTAGTTGCACACATTCCATCCGAGTAGGCTATAACTACTTTTTGAGTTCCCTGCAGTTCTACTGTGCCGTTAAAGAGTTCGGAAGATTCGGTTGCGACAACGTAATTGTACATCTTTACAGATATAGATCTTAAGGGGGCTTCCAAAGTAACACTAGGTACTTGTTGCTGCGTAGTTGCATCAATAATATATTGTGCATCAGGAACTGCTGGAGATATTACAATATATCCATCTTCAGGGTCTGTACCTAAAATACATCCGGTGGCACCGGCGATAAGTTGCAACAAAGAATTTTCGGCAAGCTCAGGCATCGGCGCAGTGGTAGTAAGAGTCGCAAGAGTGTCTGAAAGTCTCCAAGGAGTAGGCTCATCGATATCCTTAATAATATTAGATCTTTCAAGAACAGTTTGTGCTAGGGATTTAAATGTACTACCCTCCGCAACATAGATACCTTTGCTATATATCTGTGTTAAGAAAGCTAAACGAGTACTTGCTAGGAAGTCAACCTGAATAGCATTAGTAGGAATAGTCCACGAATCCAAGAACCTTACTTGTTCGGGCAACCATAGCGTTCCTTGATCATAAGTATCTAATCCATATTTGACCCTTACTTTTTGTCTACGCGCAAGATACTTAGAATATCCTGTTTCTAGTGTAGGATCGAACAGATTGTTAACTTCACTAGGAATACTATTGTTACCATAAACCATAAGAGCTTCATATTGACTAATTCTGGCTCTCCATCCCGGTTGATTCCACTCTCTGATATACACATGAATCGTCTTTATCGTAACTACGATATCGGTAAAACTCGTTATAGGTCCTGTAGCGTTAAATTTCTTTGAAAATACAACGTTATCATAACTATCACGACCCTCTAGAGTTGCGCCCGAAGGCCAGGAATTAGTTACTGTATCCCACGTTATATTTACAGTATTAATCTGCACAGGATGTTCATAAGTAACCACGAGTTCAATCGGGTTAGTTGCCCCGAAACTACTATCTTCGGACATCCAGGGTATATCGGGGTTTTCTTCAACTACCCTTGAAGGAAGAAACAGGGAGCCATCAGCGCGCCAGTACTTAGTTTCTACAGTCGCAACTCCTTTAGGCTCGCTGTTCGAGCTAAAGATACGAGATACAGTAGTAAGTGGGTGAGATTGATTAATCTCGGCGCTTTCTACATCCATAGGATATACTCTATAGATCTGATTTTTAATAGAGTACTTTTGAGTATCCGTAGGCAACGAATCGCACACAAAAGATTGTTTAGTAGACTCAGAAACGCTCATTATTTGATTCTCGCTAAGCTCGAGCATAACTCCAAAGTATGCTTCAGACATGCGGGCGCATAGTTGTGGATTGGACCATTCGGTAATGCGCAACTTAATCGAAATTACATCGTCCATGGCGTAATTAATTACGTCCATGTACTCATCTATAGAGGTTACTTCCGTAGAATACTTTTCTTCACCATCTTCGCCATAGCCGTAAAGTGTAAGTTTAGACGGCCAAGTATCATAGGTGTTGTCCCATGCAAAAGTAAGACCTACAAAGGAAATAGCTTGCGGAAACGTATAAGTAACTATCATAGGAGAGGTGCTGGAGATTAAAGTTGCGGAGCGCAAGGGTAGCGGTAAATTTTCACTAGTGACTCTCGAGGGAAGGTATGCCGAGCCATCAGCCCGCCACATACCTTCCATAGTTGCAACTTCTGCATAAGTAGGAGTCTCGTTATCGAGAGTGGTTGCGACACTTGTAATACTTAGATAATTTTGAGCAGTAGCTTCAACATCTGCTTTAGACATATTAGGCATGATATCCATAGTCATTTTAACATGCCCGGGATATCTAAACTGTTTAACTACTTCGTCTCGCCATTTTTGGGTAGCTGTAACAGACATCTAATCACTCCCCGCAATCTACTACATTTGCAGAACAGTCTTTATAGGCTGTAGGAAAGCCATTAATATCTACTGCATACGGTTTACGCTTACGATCGCTCACATAGAACTTTCTGGTGATTTTCGTTCCGGCAACGTCACTGTAATAAGTAAAGTTGAAAAAGAAGTTCTTATCCCAGAAACGCACCATGCGTTCCCACTCATCCTTTTCAAGATAATTCCAACTCATAGAGGTCTTGTTATTATCTCTACCAATCTTCTGAGCAGTTACTACACCTTGAGCACTTCTACCTGAATTGACCAGAGTAGAAATGAGTCCCTCAGCGGAGTCATTATCCGGATTGGGTATATTTATTACTTCGCCTCCATACAGCGATTGCATAGAGAACATTGTAGATGGTCTACTCATTTCTAACCTCCAATCGTTACAGGTTGCGCACCTACTAACTTCTCGCCGCGTCGCGCGGACTGATAAGTAAATGCATCCCATTCTCTGTCTCCTATAAAGACTCTAACCTCTACAGGATTATCAGAATTTCCATTACTAGGTGTACGTTCTTTGCTAACTTCATCAGCTATCTTTTGAACAAGATCTTGCATTTGGGGGCTATCACCTAGAGGAATAATTGCTTCGTCGTAACGTCCTTCACCTATCATTGCATAAGTAGGGGCCGTTACAACACCACCATTAGCCATCGCAGGAATTCGTCCTATGTTAAGATGGCCTATTCTAGGAGGTGGGGCAGTTATTCTGATGTTTAAGTTGTATCCTAAAACATCTGCAATAGCTTCAACCGCACTTAACACAGTGTTAATTAAGGTACGAACTGCATTGTAGATTAAACTAATCATACCGTTTATAAGGTCAATTACAAAGTTAACTACATTTTCAAAGACACCGATGATTAGATTGCCTATACCTACGAAAATATTAACTATGCCCTTCCATGCACGTTTCCAGTCACCTGTAAACACGCCTGCGATGAAGTCTATTACACCCTTCAAAGAAGTCAGAAGATCCTTGATAACACCACCTATTAGCTTAAATAGATTGCTTACGATATTCCAGATCGTATTAATAAGACTTCCAAGTGTAGGGCCGAGTATCTTAACAAGCCACTCGATTACGGGCATCAATACGTTATTCCACAATGCAAGTACTATCTCGATAATGCCTCCAATTATCTCGATAATATTTTGAATTATAGGTTGTAACGTAGATTCCCAAAGATCTACAACACTCGAGGCAACATTTTCAACTATAGGACCAATTGCTTCGTCCCATAGAATACCTATGACTTCCATAATGTTGCCGATAGTGTCTATTACTGCACCAAATACAGGTTCAAGAACACTAACCCACAACTTTTCAATAAGACCTACGGCATCTGAAATCACTTGGGACACATAAGTCCACAGAACACTTATAGTGTCCAAAACAGGTGCGAGAGCCTCACCTGTCTGCTCCAGCATAGGTTGCACATGCTCTTCCCAAAGTCTTTGTAGGCTTTCCCATATAGTGGTAAACAACTTCTTGATAGAATCAAGCATAGTGTTTAAGCCTGTTTTAAAAGACTTTACAAGATTGTTAAAGGAATTCGCAAAAGTCTCACTGTTAGTGTAAAGAAGTGCAATAGTACCTATTACAGCTGTTGCAACAGCTATTACTGCTGCAAAAGGTGCTAGGGCACTTGAGCACGTGGTGATAAATGTTACCAGAGGTTGTATAAGTTGTGAGATACCCGAGAAGAGAGCAAACGCAGCCCATAAAGATCCTAGGATAATAATAAGGTTTGCTAGCAGATCAGAATGTTCTCGAATCCACTCGGCTAGTTGTTGCAACCTAGGCCCTAGTTCATCAATGAACTTAGAAACAGTTTCGTCATTGATAAATATACGGAAGAAGTTTAATAACTTCTCTTTTACTTTATCAATAACGACGCCCATGGCATCGAAAACAGCCTTAAAACCTTCTACAATTTCGCTCCAATGGGCAAACGCGGATTGAATCGTTTGAGTCCATTGAGGGAATTTGTTAATCAGGTTGTTCTCAAACTTTTCAGGGTCCCAACTGATTATTTCACCTGCATCTACGTTAAAGCCTAAGAACTCAAGCATCGCATCGCGTACTTCATTTGCCTTCATACGGATGTTTTCTAACTTAAGTTCCAGATTAGCTAAAGCTTCCTCAAGTTCGGGATCTAGTACGTCATCTGTACCACCTCCGCCACCTCCGCCTATGTCTCCAAGATCCGTAGTATCTTGTAAAACATTCAGCTCATCAAAGGGAGCGGTGAGATCTTTAAGCTTCTTAGCGGCATCGCTAGCAGCAGAACCTATACCACCTACAGAAGCGGCTGCTTCATCAGTGCCTGAGGTATCTACTTTAGAAATGCCTCCCTTTAGTATACCAATTGTTTGTGCAACAAAGTTGAGAACCATTCTCAACGCCATTACAAAACCGTTGATGTACGCAATAGCTACTCCGAGAGGCTTTACAAAGAAGTTGCCAATAGCTCTGCCCAATTGAGATATCTGCTCTTTAAAGATACGCAATTGGTTCGCGGGTGTTTCAATAGTCGCAGCGAAGTCACCTAAAGTGACAGTTGCACCCTTTGTGTCCGTAGTAACTTGATTCAGCGCGTTGGTTACCTGATTCATCATAGTGATGTATCGTAACGCCATTCTGTTCGCTTCGGACATGGTTTCAACTTGCTGGGTCAAACCATAGGTTGCGGCGGTTTCTTGCAAGGTAGTTGCACGAATATCCATGCCGTACTTTCTAACAGCGCGAGACATTCCTTGCATACCAGAAGCAAGATTTTCAACGACCTGCTCTATAGGTACGTTAAAGAGGGATGCAATATCGTTGGATGCCTTAGTAAGAGATAAGGACAATACGGAAGATGCCCTATCCGACATGCCTATTGCATCGGTTAACTGGTAAAAGTAACCAGCGTACCTATATAAGTTACTGGGGTCCATTCCGTAAACTTCCTGCATCTGTTTTACAAATGCATGTCCAGCTTCAACGGACTCGCCCATTGCAACATTAAATAGATTAACATTCTCTATATAGTCTATCGCAGATTGAGTACCTTGTGCGAACCAATCGGCAATTTGTACTCCTGCCAAAGCCTGAAAAGCTTTTTTAAGAACACCAGAACTAGAGCCTAAAGATTTCATAGATCTTCCGAACACAGAAGAGTTACGAGATTCTTTAGTAAAAGAATTGCCCAGATTTTTTAAGGTTTGCGATAACCTAGAATGCAGAGACGTGGTCTCTTTAAGAGTAGGTGTTTTACTCTTTAATTTATCTTTCTCGTTCTGTATCTCGGTTGTTTCGCGTTTAAACATACTAGACAACTTAGATAGAGAACTACTCAGAACACCATGAGTTCTTGCAAGTCTACTGGCGGTACTATCCGCGGTATCCGTATCTTGAGAGACTCTACGAAACGCAGATGCTACAGCGCTGGCCAGCTGAGAAACTCTTCCAAAAGAAGTTGTAGCTTTGTCTTTAAATGCTTGAACTTTTGCACCTATACTATCGAAGGAAGTCGAAAAAGTTTTAAGCTTATTAGACACGGGATCGAAAACCCCAGAAAGTTGCGACTTCATGGAAGTCATAGAATCTTTAAAGCTAGTTGCTTTACTTTGAACAGCTTCTAAAACTGTTTGAAAGCGCTGCTCGCTGGCTACGAGACGATCCACTTGTGCGGAGTTTTCTTGTAATCTCGAACGAATACCCTCCAGCTCTGTACGGAATCCAGTAAGTGTTTTAGTAGTGACTGTGTCGACACTACTAAGTTGCACCATCTGAGAATTAAGAGTTTTAAGAGTATCTGTCATCGCTTTAGACGCAGAACTACCCGTAGGCAATTTTACGTCGCCTACACCCTTAAGCTTCGCTTGCATCTTACTTACGTCTTTGGTAAGACGATTAATCGATGCCTGCATCGACTTAGTGGATCTCTGACTTGCAGTAAAAGCATCCGCAGAGGATGCTTTTTTCATAGTGTCCGAGTACTTGCTTAGCATCTCAATCGCAGTCTGCGAAGCTGTACGAAGTGAACTTACATCGCCTTCAAATACATACTCTACTCTTTCTACTTCATCTGCCACAAGTACTCACCACCTTTATTGATTTAATCTTTGCTTGAAACGTTCTTCCATTCTCTGGAAAGCTTCAACATCAACTTCCTCGGCGTGATCCGAGGGTTTGTTGCGCCTACGCATCATTTTCTCAATAACGGATTTGATGCTCTTTGGTTTTTTATCTCTACTATAGTAGCCAGCCCAGTAGCCGTTTTGTACTCCCAGAATTTGTTGGTCAAACATACGATCCATATATCCGCGAGTACACGCTCTAAATACATCTAAGGACATATCTAGAACTTCATCGGGCTTAAGGCCTATCTGCATGCCTATTTGAAATAGATCGAGCCAGCTACTTACAGAGGGGTTGCCTCGTCAGCAATGCCTGCTGCAGGCTCCTGAGTTTCCTCGGTACCCATAATACCCTGAACAAGCTCTTTAAGCTTATCGAGCATATCTTTCAGATTCATATTATCCAGACAATAGTTAATAAACTCTACCTGGGTAAGCTGCTTCGCAACTTCGGGATTAGCACATTCAAAAGAACAGTAGAGAATACCGAGCTGCAGCTCTACGGTCATATCGCCTATTTTTTCAAAGACCTTAGAATAGGGTTCGTGGTTATGCTGACCCTGTACCTTATAAGCGACCCTAAGAGTAGTTGCCATCTCGTATTCAGTACCTTTTATATTTATAGTCATATTTAAAATCTCCTTAAAATTTTTAAGTCAGGTGCAACCTTCTTGCGAAGGTTGCACCCTTTGGAGGAACAATATTAGCTGCCGCCTCCGGTGGGAAGCGTAAGGGTAGTTGCACCAGAGCCTGCAATCTCGGAGGTAAGAGAGATCTTATCGTCCGGAGCGGCGCTAATATTAAAGCTTGATACATAACCCGTACCAGTGAAGTACGTGTTATCGTCGAGGTAGATACCTACAGTGATTGCATTGCCACTCTCAAAAGCGTCGTATAGGGTTTTCTGCGTACCATCTTTTGCAAGAGCAACAGTACCATCGATAGAAATCGACCAGTCCTTGATTGCAGGTACCTTTTCTTTAAAGGACATGCCAAATGCAAGAATCTCTATGATCTCTTTCTCAAGAGTAAGATCTACGCCGGATACATACGCAAGAACTTCATCGGCAGTACTCGTGCCTATTTTAAGACTAGCAGTCAAACCGGTGAAGGGCTTTTCGTTTGCAGCCATTTAAATCACTCCTTTACTTGTGTTCTAAAAGTTATTTGAAACTCGTGAAGTTTCTCTTCATTTCTACCTAAATATATAGGAGACCCAACCAAAAGAATACTCAAAAGAGTATCATCATGATATCGATGAAGTAAGTCTTTTATCTCTGTTGCCCACTGCTGACCTGTTGCATAAGAAGTATGGCGAATTACAACCTTTATAATAGGCGCGTATATTGAACTCGAATCTTTAAGACCAAAGTACTCAGTACTCACAGATCCGTCATACTCCATAATACCTACAGCTATGTTATTAGTCGCAGGTAGGTCACCAATGACTTTAGGTAAGTTACTGGGCAACAAATCGTAAATCTTCTCTGCTATCATTTTTCAGTGACCTTTAATTCCTCTCTCAAACGATCTTTAAGACGTTGCACTTCTGCAACAAAAGGATCTCGGATATAAAAAGCTTTACCTTTAACAGGATGGTGAAAATGCTCGTTTTCATGTTGAATACCTGCGTAGTTATAACCCCGAGGAGAACGGGCAGATGCGCCCGCTCTCAAACCGGGGCGTCTCTTGTCTTTAGATACCATAGTGTAAATAGACCTTTCAAGACGCCCTGTGCTGTAAGGAGCCTGCGCAACCATTTCAGCTTTCATGACGGTTGCTGATTTTTCAAGCTCCGCAGTGGGAACTTCGTCAAGTTTCTTAACAAAACGAGTCAAGTCTTTAATTGCGTCTCGTACGCTTTTTTGACTTGTTGCGGAACCGCCCTTAGACATAACTTTCATATCCTTCCGGCAGGCCTTGAGAATTGATGTACTCTGAGACTTCTAAAACTACTTTACCGTCAAATCTATCGTCGGGATCGATAGGTTGAGTCTCATCCGTAAAGTAACGTGTTGAACTAGAGAGTATTGCGCCGGTATTCGTTTGTACATCTTTAATTATTTTCTCACGTCTGCACTTAAGCTTCTTAGGTACCGCGTACATAACTTCTCCGAACTTATCTAACTTAGTAGTACCGTCCTCGTTGCGCAAAGCTTTTTCAAAAACACATGTTTGTTTTAAAAACTTAGTCATACGACTCAAGGACGATCACCCCTTATTACATAACTTCCGGAAAGGAAAGGTTGCAGCAGCTTGGAAGCTCTTGTTGAAACAATTCCATTTGCTGCCATAGATCCCCGACCCCACGCACCTGAGCTAATACTTTCTGACAGATTGCCTATGGTGTAGGACTCTACGCCCCATTGCCAAAGCTTATTATAGAAAGTAGCATCTTCTGTAGTGGAGCTATCCGATAACGAGATAGCGTTCTCGACTTGAGCTGCTTTTATAGCTTCAGGAACTTCGGTACTGGGAAAGCGCGGAAACGCGTAAGGTTGCCCAGGGACTGTTTTCAGTCCTGTGAATTTTAGCGTTTCGATTGCCTCAAAAGACCTTCTGAGAAGGACTTCCTTATCTTCATCAGTAAGTCCTTCCCACGAAAGTCTAAGATCGTCTGTTGATAGGAAGTGCAGACTGACGTACTCGTCGGCATACGCTAAGTCAACATATCCAATGTTCGCCATCTGCAATTCCTCCTATCTTAACCGTTAGAAATGATCTGAGCCATTGCTATCTGCTTAGGATCTGCAACAATACTCCACTGCGCGGTAGTACCTAGCTGAGCATCCGTAGGCGAAGAAACGTTCGAACCACCGGACTGGGGCAG